CAACCCGTTGGACGCAAACTCCGAATCATAGACACCTATCGCAACAATGGAAAGACCATAGATTTCTATGTGCCGTTTATCACGGGCATTACTCCCTCGGACGGTTATCATTACACCAAGCGAGATCTGGAAATCATAGCGGAACATCGGCAATGGAAACGAGGGACGCACTTTGGCGATCCGGCCGGACGCTTCCACAATGCCGTGGTCAACACTACCGTGCTTGACGTTCTGCGCCAGCATGGTATAAACGTCAACTTCAAGGAATCCTGGAAAGAGTTTCAGAAGAGAAAGACTGCCGCCAAACAACGAGCGCAAGATGGTATCCAACTCAATATCAATGATCGTACCCGCTATTTCAGTGTGTGCATGATGAACGCCGCCTATCCAAAGGTTCGCACGCAAGGGGTAGACCAGGTTCGCTCGCTTAAACCTCGTCATGATTATACTTCTCACTATCGCAGCGCATTTGAATTCCTCTCTCTTGGTTTAGATGAACTCTCTGAGATGCGAGCACGCCCCTTTGATAAGTTCCCTAAGCGAGATGTTAATAGCTCACCTGGCCGCCGAAGATTGGTTGGCTACTAGATATGAAAAAACGATTTATTATCCGTAAGTATATTATGGCCGAGTCTGCACTTGCCGCTATTAGACAAGAAAAGAATGTGCCCGTGGATGACGTATGGATTGATGAAGACTGGAAACGAGAAGCGGCCGAAGCCGGAAGAGCGCAGATAGGTTTTGCTACAAAGAAGAAATGATAGAAGGCACACGCTGGTTCAGACGATTCGTTAAGGACTGTAAGAAGATCAGTCCGCATTTGAAGTTCAAACGAGTGAAGCTTGGTTTCTATCGCATCTACTGGCGAGGCGCATACCTGCACGAAGTGTACAAGGATATGCCGGAGCACGGTTACGATATTGAAGACCTGGATCCGCGCCTAGAGAATCAAAGCTACTATGAAGAGTTTGAGGACAATACTGAACTGACCCGCAAGATCAAGAACTTTGTTGAAGGATATTGGGAATCACTTGATCGGATCCGTACCCGTGTCTATCTCATGCGCCACGATAAAGAATTTAATGAGCGATCTACCAATGCCTATCGCCAAATGCATGTTAAGTAATACTACCAAATTGTGCGAATGTCAATTTTGTGTTATAATTGATATCAAGCGCAAACTAAACTGCTGATAAATGCCTGATATTACTCCCGTCTCTGTTGTAACCGACGTAGAGTACCAAACAGTCGAACCGTCTGAGAAAGAGCAACTTGTTGTTTCCTCTGTCTTTGATAAGTTCCGCACGAGTGCCGAGGACCGGAATCGCACGTTTGAGTATTTTGACGGTCTGAATCTCATTGACTACATTGATGACTCGGTGTCTCGTTTCGTGACGAATGTCTACGAACGAGAAGATATCGAGGATTGGCAAGCGAGAGTTCATGACCCCTTCACTCGGAATAAAGTGCTGGCAGTCCTTTCAAAGGTTGTCAGAGTTTTGCCTATTGCCCAGCTCGTAGGACGTGGTGATGAGGATACCCGCAAAGGTATTATCCTCACTAATCTCTATGAGTACGCCGAGGAGCAGGATGACTATGAGGAGTTGATGATGTACATCCTCCTTGAAGCTATCGTCAAGGGAACCGCTATCGGCTACGAAGGACTTGAGCGCAAAGAGCGCAAAGTTCGCAATGTCAAAGGAGTAAACGATCAGATCACGGTTACTGAAGGAACGGAAGTCACGAGCCGACTCTTTGGTGCAATTGTTCCGCTTGATCAGTTCTACCCAAGCTCGGTAGGTATCCGCAATATCAAGCTGATGCCGTACTGCTTTTGGCGCAACCAAGTCCCCTACTCCAAGTTCATGATGGATTGGTGCATGTACTCCCGCGCGGCTCGCGTACAACCCAAATCAATTATAGGCGGCGAAGACGCAAGCCGTCCCTTCCACTCAACTCACATCAGTGCGGATGTCAAAGAAGGTAACGTAGAAATTATCCGTTACTACAATAAAGACTCTGACGAATATGTAATCATTGCCAACGGCGTATGGCTCAATCCAATCGGCAAAGAAGAAATCAGTCCCCTTCCGTTCAATCACAAAGAACTTCCTTTCTGGGATATTAAGTTTGACTTCTTTGGCTCAGACTTCTTCTATGGCAAGTCTCTACCGGATCGCCTCAAGAGTATGCAGGACGTACTCAATGTTCTCACGAACATGCTCTTGGACCAGTCATTCTTGACAGTCTTCCCTCCTCTGCTTACCAACGGCTTTGATTCTATCGAGGATGACTACTTGCGCCCAGGCCGCCGCACGCCGATTGACACGCAGGGTCTACCTGTAAGCCAGGCATTCATGAAGCTTGATCTCGGCACGCCAGGCGGGTGGCATCAGTATATTTTGGAATATACCCGCAAAGTGATGGAGCAGTCTTCGCTTGACCAAGTGTCTCAGGGTGTGGCTGGCGTAGGCGAACGCACTACGGCTCAAGAAATCCGCATTGCCGCAGACGGTGTGGCCTCTATCCTCGGACTCTTCGGACGATTTGTAAACTATGGCCTCAAGCGCAAAGCTTTGCTCAAGGCTTCTAACATCATGCAATTCTGGACTGATCCAGCTTCTCCAATGATTCAGCGCGTACTTGGCGAGTCGGGCAACGAAGAATTCAACAAAGCATTTAATACATTCAAGATGGACGGGGCGGTTCTTTCAAGCGGTAAGCGCGGTACGAAAGTTATCGAGATGTATGCTGACAAAGCATCTATGCCAAATAAAGCTACCCAGAAAGCACGCGCAGCTCTTGCAAAAGTAGACTCCGGCAGAAACGTGGAGATCATTGCCATGCCTCCTTCCTACCTTCGCAACTTCCAACCTGACGTGAAGCTCGTCACGAATCCCAAGACTGAAACGACTAAAGAGATTGAGAAAGCTTTGCAACTTGAGAAGGTTCGAGTTTACAAGAGCTTCTGGCCGAATCTTGTTAATGATCCGGAACTGGCTGCTCAAACGGCCGAGAAGATGGGTGATGATCCTACTAAGATTTTCAAAGATGAAGTATTTAATCCGGCTCCTGCTCCGGAGAACAAAGAAGCTGATCCAGGCGTGAGCACGGAGCCGCAGGATAATGTCGCAAATAACATGGTTCGCGGCATGAAAGGAGGTGAGGAACAGGCGATGGCCATGAGGGACTTACAAAATAGCTTCACTGGATAATGTTAAAAGAGTTTCTTGAGAAACATGGATACATCCATCGCTCGGAAGTGATGGATCATCTTAAAGCTAATCCTCTAAACGAGGAACAGATTTTGCGCTTGGCCGCCGATACGCTAGTAGATCTCTATGGCAATATGCCGGAGAAGAAGGAGGAAGTGGAATTGTTTTCTCGCCTCAATCAAGTGGAAGGATTTACTGATTATCTCCGCGCTACTCTTGCCAATGACGTAAAGCGATTCTTCAAAGCTTCCTCTCCTGCTGAGCAACTTCAGATTCGTGGTGCTTATGCGCGAACCCTATATCTGAAAGGCAGATTGCTCAAGAAACAAGAGTCAGAGGAGGATCCGGTTTCCTTGCCGAATGTACGTTATACAAGCTAATTGATATTGTGTCAATTATATGTTATAATTGATAACTAAGTGGTGTGTCGGCTTTCTAAAAAGTTTTAGGAATCTACCAGACTACTTACTCAGTGGTCCCTTAATATCCGACCAACCAACTGTGGACTCAACCACACGCAGGCTCAACTGCGATACCAAGGGATTAAAACTAAAAAGGGACGGTTCGGACAGAAGATATTATGCCAAACCCAAATCAGGGTGAGGAACAGAACGTAGAGGCACTTCAAGCTGAAGTGACTCGGATGAAGGAGCAACTTAATAATGTAGTTGAAGAGCTTAAAACCTCTCGAACTGACAAGCAAGCACTTGAAGCAGAACGGGACCTTCTTCTCGCCAAGATTTCCAAGGCCGAAGAAACCACTCCCCCTGCTATCCCCGATGTAGAGACTACGATCCGCAAGGTTTTATCCGAGCGTGATCAAGAAGACATCGCCAAGAACCGCGAGGTGGCAGAGAGACAATTTAAAGCTAACAACAAGGAATTTAGTGCGGACAGCGACCCAGGAGGTATAAAGTATGCCGCACTCAAGAAGAAACTCTCACGAATTTCTTCTGAAGGACTCAAGTCAGTAGAAGATTTTCTCAGTATGTACAACGATGCTTTGGTGTTGTTGAGACGAGAACCAACTATTGATGGAACAACTCCTAATCCCTTCGCTTCGACACCTTCGGACATGGGCGTCCAACCAAAGTCTGGTGCCAACACTGGACTTACCTTCCCCGAACAGAAACTCATCAAAGAAATGGGTTGGACAGAAGAACGATACTTGAAAGTTAAAGCATCTCGACCTGGCTATGTAGCCAAGTTGCTCGAATACTCTAGCAAATAGTATCTGATTACTAAAAGATAAATACAACATTCTATGGCATTAAAAGCAATCGGCTCTTTGGCCCCTTGGGGAGGCCCCGTACTGCGCCGTGAAATCTTGGCGAACTCCATCACCGTAGTCGAACTCGACTCGTTGAAACTCTCGTCTGGTTTTGCAGCTCTCGGTACTGCTGGTGCTCTCGTTTTTGGTCATGCTGTTGCACTCTCTAACCGCCAAGGTACTGGTCTCGAAACGACTGGTGCTGCTGGTGCGGAAATTGGAAGCTACGTTGGTACATTTACCACTGCTTCTGACAACCAAACCGTAGGTAAGGTTAAGGCTGAATGCGACATCTCCAAATTCTCTCTCTATAGCTGCGAGCTTGACGCTGCGATTGGAACCACGACAGGTTCAAACCTTTCTGGTTACAAAATTGACCTTGCTGACGAGGACACCCTCGCAGAAAACACGGCCGCAACGACAACTTGTCAGTACAACCTCTGGGGTGTAGATCCCAACGATAGCACAAAGGCTGTCGCAAACATCTACGAAAGTCAGGTATTCGGTGTCTAACCATTCTGACCATTAGTTAATTAACAGCTCACAAATATGATTGAAACAAGAGGCTCCTGGACTGATCTGATTGCCGGAGTCGGACTTGAAATGGCAGAAGTATTTGACCAGGGTCAGGAGGAATATCTTCCTGGAATTGGCAGTGTACTCACCCAGACTGGTGGAAAAGGCGGTCAACGCAATTTCTCCGGAAAAACTGGTGTAGGCCGAATTTCTAAGTTCGATGATGGTGATGATCTCCCAGGTGGCAAACGATACAAAACGTATACAACTAAGGTTGTGTACACCAACTACGGTAAGTTCGTGGATGTGACCAAAAACACCATTGAAGACCGTGACGCACAATTTGAGGCGGATCTGGACGAAATGAAGGATCTCTCAGTTGGTGCAAACTTCTCGCAAGATGAAGCAGGAATGCAGCTCTTTAATGGCGGTTTTGCTACTACGACCACGGTCAACGGTTACGAAATGACCTGGTACGGTGACGCAAAGCCTCAGTTCTCTACGGTTCACCCTACGGTTGTTCCTGGCGAAAGCACTCAATCGAATGCTTCTTCAACGGGTATCAAATTCGGACATGACAACCTTGAGACGATGAAAGTAGCAATGACTGAACAGCAAACGGATGACGGTATTCCGCTTTCACTTTCTGGAAAGATTATGCTTGTTCTTCCTCCAGCTCTCGAACGCGAGGGTATGCAGGAAACAATGTCAGTTCTCACTCCTGAAAGCGCAAACAATGCAATCAACGTATTCAAAGGAAACATGGACATGTCAGTATCAACCTTCCTCGCTGCCTCAAATGGTGGTTCGGACACGGCTTGGTTCGCGACAGTTCCTGGCCGCGCGAAACTCTACCATGAGGTTCGTCAGGCTCCAAATCTTGAAACTGATGTAAACATCAAGAACAAGGTTGTTACCTTCACGGTTGATGCTCGATGGGCAAACTACTCACGCGATTGGCGCCGCACTTGGGCTTCAAAAGGTGATCTTGCTAGCTACTCAAGCTAAACCCTAGTTTTCTCACAGGGGTTCATAAACTCCTGTGCTCGACACAAGATCTTCCTTTGTCGCCAAGGACTTCTTACAGAGATATGCGACATGAACTCTTAAAACTTACCAAACGAAAATCCACCAAAGCCGAACGGGTCTTTGCGGAGGTTCTTAAAGAACACCACATACCCTTTCGGACCAAGGTGCGAATCGGCAAGTACGAGGTAGATTTCCTGATAGGAAACAAAGTAGTGGAGATAAACGGCCACGAACAGGACCCCGACAGAAACAATTACCTCATGAGCTTGGGATATGTGCCTATTCACTTCTCAAACTCTGAAATTACTAACAATAGGAAACTTATTCTAACTAAAATAAATGCTTACTAAAGTCAACCTCCCTGGTTTGATCAACAATGGAAACTCTCTTCTTGGTGCAGGAACTCTCTTCACCACTGGAACGGTCTTCTATGTTAGTTCAACCACGGGTTCCAACGGAAACCTCGGTACAGATCCGGCTTTCCCAAAGGCAACCATCGCAGGTGCTCAGTCCGCAGCTACCGCCTCACAAGGTGATATCGTAGTTGTACTGCCTGGTCACTCTGAGACGCTTACCGCAGTTCTTACTCTTTCAAAGGCTGGTGTTAAATACATCGGACTCGGAGAAGGCTTGCTTCGCCCTACTCTCACGATTAACGGCGCAATTGATGGTGTAAATATTACTGGTGCAAACATTACGTTTGAAAACTTCCAGTTCCCTGCTCCTGGCACAGATGATCAGACGGCTGACATCAACGTAACTGGTGCTGGTGTAACGATCCGTAACACTTACCACATCGGATCAACGACTTCCAAGAACAAGACTGACATCATCACGGTTGCTTCAGGCGCAAACGACCTCTTGGTTGAGGGCGTAGTCTGCTACAACACGGTAGTTGACTGTGTGTCTTGGCTCTCTCTTGAAGCTGCTGTTGCCCGAGCTACTATCCGCAACTGTACCGTTCAAGGTCAGTTCTCAACGGCTGTACTCATGGATGAAGCTACCGCTACCTTGGTAACTATCGAAGACAACCTCTTCAAGAACACTAAGGCTGCAACCGCAGTTGTCACCTTCACTACTGGTAACTCTACTGGTGTGATGAGACGCAATGACTGCTCTGGCCGCCACACAACGATTGCTTCAAACATCGTTCCTGGTACTGGTATGGACTTCTTCCACAACTATGTAGTTGAGGAAGCTGCTCTCAACGGTATCTTGATTCCAGCCGCAGACGCAGACTAATCTTTCTTCCCTGCTCTACTCAGTCCCTTCTGGGGGCTGAGATAGGGCTGGGATTTACCAGATATAACTCTAACGTAAATGATAGTTAAGAACCCAACTAACGATTCTCTCACAGTAGTGATCAAGGGCATTACCCTTTCAGTTGGTCCTAACTCTTCTGTTGAAGTTGCTGATAACTTTGCTCGCGCATGGGCAAAGATTCACGGCTTTCTTCTCCTCGAAACTTCCGCTTCGGAAGTTGTTGCCGAGGAAGCAGTTGAGAAAGTTACCGAACCTGAAGTAGAGGAAGCCCCGATTGCTGCCCCTGTCGAAGAGAAAGTTACCGAACCTGAAGTAGTAGCGGAAGCTCCTGCTAAACCTGTTCGTAAATCAAACAAGAAATAATATGACAGGAGGACTCTCATACCCCACACAACACACTTTTCCGGTTATCGGAACAAAGTCTGGAACTACCCGCACGGCTGTTGCTCTTACGGCCAGCTACACTGATAATGCTAAAACCTTCAAAGTAGCGGGATTCTCAAAGATCAACTTTGATGCTCTCTACACAATGGGTGCTACTGAAACATCAAACTCGATTGAACTTAAAATTGAAGCGAGTCCGGATGGCACAAACTTCTACCGTATTCCTAACGAAGCGGTATCGGGTGGAACCTCCACTCTTACGGCACGCGAATTCACTTTCGTGGGAACAAACGCTGCTGCCGCAACGATCTCTATTGGTCTTGATATCTTCTATCTCTACCTGAAAGTATCAGTAAAAGAGACAGGTGTAGCGACAAACGCCGGAACCATCTATATCGAAGCAACTCTCTCAGGACAATAATGAGCCTTACAGCCGAAGAACAAATCAAGATTGATAACTTCAAGGCTCAGTACAACTCCATCCGCAGTAACATCACGGTTGCGAATACCGAACTTGAAGGAATCCTAGCTCAACGCGAAGGCGCACTCGCCTCATATCTTTCTATTTGTAAGGACATTGAAGTCCAGCTCTCCCAACTGGATCAGCTTTACTTGCGGGAAAAGGAATTGGAAGATGCTTGGGCTAAGCGAGAAGCTAAGGTTCTTGCCGGAGAAGAAAAGCTCCGATTGGACAAAGAAGCTTTTGAACAGAGAAAGGAGGAACTCAAGGAACTCGAATCAAGAGAGAAAGAAATACTAGACTCTGTTGCTGATGCTCTTGAGGATCTCTCGCGCGCGGCAGAAGCAAAGGTTTCTGTCGAGCTTAGTATTGATCACCTTAGCCGAACAGCAGACGACAAGACAGCCGATATTGCAAGACTCGAAAAGGAGAGACTCACCCTTGAACAGTCTATTCTTGGCCTGAAAGAAGAAGCCGAAAACACGAAACGGGCACTTGCCAAGGAGATCGCGGACG